CATTCATGTCCACAATTGGCTGCTGAGTCAAAGGATCAGTCAATGGCTGATTGAAGATTTGCTTTGCCTGGTTCATCCGCAAAGAGAATCCAGCAGACTTTGCCTGGTCTTCAGTTGAGGCGCCCTTGCCAGTCAACTGTTCACCACCAGCGCCTGCAATTGGAATGATTGGCAAACCTGGCACTTTAGGTACATAAGCAAACCCATCTGCCGTTTCGACACGGTCATACTGGCCGCGATCAAATTCAGCTTTGCTGAGTTGCAAACGATCCAAAGCAATACCCAATTGAGCACGCTCAAGCCGCAATCTTTCAGCCTCTGCCGGGCTTAATCCAGTCAAGTATTCAGCATTTGCAGGGATTCTATTTTTGTCAACCCAAATGATCTTGTTGTTCAAGTTCATTTGAACCATCTCGCGTGGCACGCCAAAACCTTCAATTGTTTTGACACTGCCGTCTTTGTATCTCTGGATCAGCACAGGATTGCCGTTGGCATCAGTAACCTCTTTGGGTTCACCTAATGCCTCAAGTGCTGGGGCCTCTCCAGTTGGGATTTCAATTCTTCCACCAGTCTTCAGCCGCTGAAATGTTTTGCCTTCAGCAGTTCGATACGGTTCGCCAATGACCTCTGGAGGCTGCATAAACTTCATGGCCTCAGTGATGCCTTTATCAGGAGGCAAAAATCTCAATAATTGGCGCATTTCTGGGGTCAAAGCACTGCGACCATCTGGGGTAACGCTTGGACCAGGTTGACCGATCAAGGCTGCACGCTCAACTGTCGGGCCGACAGGCATCCCAGGCATGGCGATGGCCTGCTCAGGCGTAATGGCCTGACCTTGAGTTGGTTGACCTGCAATAAATCTTTGGTACGCCTCTAGAGTTGTCTGGGCACGTTTGGCTTCATCCAACTTTTGACGGGTCAAGAGCTGCTGAATCGCACCTTCCTGGGCCTTGCCATAGCTGGCGGTCCCAGCCTGCAAGCCTGCACCGAGCGCTTGGCCCAGTGAGACAGGAGTGGAAGAGGGGCCACCTGCTTGGAGCAGGGCCGCAGCGGTGGACAACAGCGCTTGGCGCTGCATCAACTCTTGTTGTTGAGGGGTCAGGTACTCACTCATGGCAGACGTGCCACCGCCAAAAATGTCACCCAGCAACCCCATATCCGCGAATGTAGCCATGATGTTTCCTTAACCTAATCCCAACAGACCACCCAAGATTGCGCCATAACCTGCGTACTGAGGGTTGCCAGCGCCACCCAAGATGCTGCCCAACTGAGCGCCACCCAGAGCACCGCCAAGGCCGCCTGCCAATTGATTACGGTAGATGGGATTTGTCGTAGATGTACCCAGATTCGGGACCTGCTGCCCCAAAGCACTGCCAGTCAGGCCAAGGCGCTCAGAGGCCAGGTTGCGTGATGCGTCAAGCCGCGCCTGGGCCAACTGCTGGCGTTGCTGCTCGGCAGTCATCACGGCCTGCGCACCCGTCATGCCCAGGTTCTGCTGCTGGGCACCCAAAGCACGCAACTGGTCCACAGAGGTCTGGCGTATGCCAGCGCCAGCAATCTGGTTGGCAGCGTTGGCCCTGGCCGCTTCCATGGCCCTGGCAGCATCAGTCTGGCCGAACCCGGCTGCTGTGGTGAACCCGGCAGAGCGCAACTGGGCAGCAATGTCGGCTGATCGGCGCGTGTAGTCTTCATTTGCGAGTGACTCAGCAATTGCCTGGCGCGAACCGCCAAATGCCTTGGCACCCACTGCGCGTGTCTGCTGGGCCTGCTGAGAGATCTGGCGCTGGCGCTCAATGTCTGCCAGAGTATTCTGCACAACTTGCTGCTCGTAAGGGTTTTGGTAGGCGCTCATGTACTGGGCACCCGTCATGGCCTGGATCTGCTCAGGCGTATACCCAGCCTCTCTGAGTGCCAGCTCGGCAGCCCGGTTGGTAGTCTGCTGACCCGCACCGCCAATGCCGGTGGCCGTCAACTGCTGCTCTGCTGTTGCATAGCCTGGGGTGAAACCCTCAAACTGCCGGGTGCCAAGGCCTGCCGCTGCGGTTCTGGCATCTGCCACCTGCTGGAGATATGCGGCCTTGAGGTCAGGGTCAATGGATGTTGACGTTGTTGAAGATGACGGCGTGCTGCTGCCACCCAAAGCCTTTGCGGCCAAGCCTGCGCCTAATATTGCCTGGGTTGGGGTGATGCCACTTAGCAGGCCACCGGCAGCACTGCCAGCAGCACCAGCACCAGCACCACCCAATGCATTGGCTGCACCGGCTGCTCCAGCAGCGCTTAAAGCGCCAGAACCAAGACCAGAAATACCAGCAGCCCCACCCGATCCCATAGCGCCAGCACCGCCCCAACCTTCAGCAGCAGTAGCGGCAGCACCGGCAGCGCCTGCGCCAGTAAGTCCAGATATGCCAGGAATACCAATTCCAGACAACCCACCAGTAGCAGCCAAAGCTCCAAGAGCAGCAATTGGCACTGCATTCTGAGACAAGCTCAGGTCTTTATCCACCTTTGCCAGAGCATTGCTGGTGCTGCCGACAGGATCGGCGATAAAACTGCTTGCGGCACTGCCCAATTGATTTAATGCGCCCATTTGAACCTCAAAGTTGCTTCGTATGTTCTGAATAAACCATCATCGATCTTCTTGACCTCTGACGGGTAGGTGAGTTGTGCAATCAAGTCATTGATCCTGGGGTTATCGTAGAACGTGACTGCATAGTCATGCCCGAAATCATTCAAGTCATCTAGGTACTTTTGCACATTGGACACAAGGTCTTTGGCGCGTTCACCGTTAATGCAGTGAAATTCGATGCCGTTTTTCTCGATCTTCTTCGTCAAAATCAGAGTGTCACCCTGACGCACAACAAAGTTCCCCGTCTTGGGCGCATTCATCAACCCATCAAAGTAGGCATCAACCGTCATGGCAAAGCCGCCATAGTTCTTTGCCAGGTCTTCGGTGAGGATTTGTCTGATGTCTTTCATAGGGCAATTTTAAGTCTCAACGCTTGCCAGCGGGTAACACGTCCAAACGGTTGACTCCAACTCGCCAGTCAGCAAGCACCGCCCCGGTGTACCTGATCTTGACCTGACGCGCTGAAAACCGCACGCTTGTGGGTTCGCTGGCAGAGTAGGGTCCATAAGTTGTCTCTGTGGCCGTGGGGTACATGCGAGTCTTGAAGGACACAACAACCTCACCCAGGGTCTGCTCATCAGGGATCAACTGACGCACATTCATAATGTTTTCACCCGGCTGGATCTCCACAGGGCCAGACTCAACAAACGGCGCAACAGAGTCATACGCAAACCCGACTTCGTGCTCGTAAATATAACTGTCAGCAGAAACCATCAGGGGGTTTAGGTAGACGCCCCGGTCAGTGCCAGCCGTGCGAGACAAGGAGCCAATGGCCCAATGGTTCTCGCGGTAGTTGTAGGTGACGTATGAGTCGTTCTCATTGCTCGCATTTGATGGGTAAAACCAAATGATCTCGCCATACTTGCTGTTATGCACAGCATAGACTTTGCTGACCTGGTTGGCGTTGATGTTTTGAAAGATGTAGTCCCCAACGTCACAAGCCAATGGCTTGACGTACCCGTCATAAACCCAAAAGCCAGAATTGCTCATCCAAATGCAAGCAGTGTCAATGGCCGCAACGGCCTGGGTTGAGATCAAGCCACAACCTGACCCGGCCTTCTCAAAACTAAAAACATAAGGCAGACCAATGTAGGTGCTGACGTGAACGTCAACATCTGTAAACAGTAGATTTACACCGCGCACGCGCTTGCCAGCTTTAAGTGAGCCAACAGTTTGCAGCTCAAATGAACCTGCCTGGTTTGTTGCTGCCGGGGTCCAGACGGTGTTGTTTTCCTGGTCACACCATTGGACCTTGCGGGGATCTCCACCGGCACCCAAGGCAAAGACAAAGCGCTCTGCCGTTGTCATCACGGCGTTGCAGCTCGTTGGCGCGTTGGTGATGACAGCGGCCAGGGTTGGCGTTGAAAAGCCCAACTGCCACTCATAGAGCTTGCCATCGGCGTCTGAGCACGCGACCAGGTACTCGCCCCAGGTATCCAGACTCCAGGTCGTTGCTGGCGTCACTGTGCCAGTGTCTGGGCGCTGGACGCCATACGCAAAGTTGCCATAGGTGGAGTACCCGTACCCGGTCTTTGTGGCTGCGTCAGCAATGCCAACCGTCAAGCCTGTCGGCGTAATGTCTTTGAGCGTGCCAGCCTCATTCATGGCGTAGAGCTTGGAGTGCGTACCGGCAGCGATCCAGCGGTCCCCTGAGTTGTCGCGCCAGGTGATCAGTCCCCGGCATGACCCGGTCAGTTGGGACTCGGATCTCTTGCGCCATCCACCAATGGGACGCAAAGTACCCTCAAACCAGCGAACCAGGTTGGCGTCAAACCACCGCCCAGAGGTTTGATACTCTGTGCCGTTACGGTAAACGCCTGGGGGGATTCTGAGTGGTACAAGTGCCATGATGTGATTATGCGGAAAGATTCGAGACAAAACTCACGGTGGCAATGACTGAGGGGATTGCTGGCCTGGTTGGGCTGGTCCCGGCAGGGTACTGCTCGATGGAGACGCCAACGTCTGATGGCCGCCACATGAGTTGCAGGTAATCGCTCTCGGCCAGGTCCACAAAGTAATTCAATGCCCCGATCATGTGCGATGGGTCACCTGAGCTTTTCCTCGGCTCCAACCCAAAACGTGATCCTGACTTGGCAATGTCAGTGCCATTCTTGCGAAACCAGACCTCAACGTCTTGCGTGTCATTCGTGGTGTTTTTGAATTGCACGCTAAATTGCACGTTGTACAAACCACCCTGCGACACATTCAAACGTGATGAATTTGACAGAGTGATCCCATTTGCATAGTCAGTTGTGTCAAATGTGATGGCGTATGCCGTTGTCGTATTGGCTGCCGCCTGGTCGGTTGAGTCCTGAAACGCACCATAAGGCAGGTTTAAGTACTTGCCGCCTCGAGGCCCAAGGACCGTCCCCAGGATATTGGTGAGCTTGCGAAAGTAGGTCAGCAGGCCGCGATGGGTTTGAGCAGTCAGGCGCTCGTCATAGTTCTGGCCCGGTGAGGGCAGATCTGGCGGTGCCGGGGTTTGGAGCTGCTGGTACAAATTTGTCATTGGATTATTTTATGCAAGGGTTTGGTTTGTCATGGAGCCAGCCGCTGCCGCAACATCATCAACGCGGCGGCCCCATCCTTTGCCAAAGGTCTTCCAGTTCGTCAAGCTCTGCAAGAACGCCAAGCGCTTTGCCATGTAAGCCGCCACCAGGTCACCATTAAAGGACTGCACGGCCTTCATGGTCCCGGGTCCAATAGATCCATCTGCCGTGACCCCTACAACCTCTTGCAGCCACTTTGCGGCCCTGCCAGGGCCACTGTTGATTGCTGCATCAAACACGGCGTAATCAAGCCCAGCAGGCAGTTCATCTCCCTTGACCTTGTCCCAGTACTTGGCTTTGTACAGTGGGGCCACGTCAGACGGTTTGAGGTTGCGCATATCAGACTCATTCACCGGGTGGCCCACCCACTCCTCCCAGACGGCCTTGGTGCAGCCCAGGTTCGTCATGCCGCCTGGATCTGATGGGTGATTGACAAAGCCACCTTCATGGTGGAGAACGGCGGCCAGGGATGTATCAAAGTTGTTCTTCATTTCTTTGCCTTCATCTCCATAATTTTCTCAAGTGTGCGGCCACCAAAGTATGCCGACATGACCAGCATTCCCCACTGTCCCAGCAATTCAACATAACTGGCCTGAGCGTTATGCCCAAATGCAGACATCATTGCAAACAGAAAATAGGCAACAAATATTGCGATAAGCGCCAGAGGTCTGATGTTCTTTGATAACCAGGAGTCGGACGCCATGTCAGCAGTCCATCGGTCAGTGATCCCGGTCTGCTCTGCTTTGTACAGCTCAGTATCGTTAGCCATTTTTGCCAGCTCGCCACTTTGCGCAAGTTGCGCAAGATCAAGTTGAGCCTTTGCCTTTGCCTCGGGATCAGGTATCAGCTTGTCAATTAACTTGCTGCCGATCCCCAGTATTGCGTCCAGTCCGATCATTTTCTTCCTCCTTGCGTTGCTTATCTAAACCCTTTCGGTCTTCCTCAAGTTGCTTGCGCAGCCTCTCCATGCGCTCGATCTGGGCCATGCTTTCCTTTTGCACTGCCAGGGTATCGAAATATATTATCGAAATTATCGGCAGCATTAAACAGAAAACTAGCACCATTGCAATGAGTGCAATCAAAAACCCCATCTTGTCTTTCGGTCCATCACCAGGAGTGACCAGAACACGCTCAGATACACGATTATCAACAAGGCGGCTCCCAGGTAAATTGCTTTGTCTTGCAGGTCCGCGATTACCCGTCTTCGTTGCCATTTCGCCTGCGCCTCACGTTGATCACGCACTGCCCTTGCTTGCTCTTGCTCCACCGCAATCTGCTCACGCATCTCGTTGAACCGTGTCCAAAGATCTCCCAACTCTGGTGGTGACTGATAGATCATTTGCTCGCGCAAGTCAGTCTCCATCTGTCTTAACTGGGTGAGCACAAGGGTACGCTGCAAGGCACGCTCTGCCAGAGAGTCTGCGCCATCGTAGACCTCTTCCTTTGACTTGCGCTCTTCCTCAAGGTAGTAATCCTGGATCTGCTGCTGGTGCCGCATGAATTCACCCAAGCGCTTTGCAATGTCTCCCATGACCTGGTTCGGGTCATAGGCTGCGACTTCTTGCACTCGCTTTTGTTCGGCAACGATCTGCTTCTTTTGCTCCTTGGTTGGGTTTGGCCCAAACATTCCAGCAATTTCGTTGACGATCTTCTTAACGTCACCGGCAGTGTTTTTGACATCCTTGTATGTGGCAATGCCCTGCTTGATAGCGCTGAATGCGCTAGAGGCCATAAGCAAGATACTGATTGGGTCCACATCTTACAAATTAAAGATTAAAGATCTTTGCAAACAGAGAGGCAGCAGCACCAGGACCAAGCAAGACGGCCACGATCACTGCGTAGAGCAGATACTCGATCTTGGTCATGCGCTCTGACCCCTTTGTCAAAGAGTCAGAGATGAATTTCATTCTCTCCTGGCAAATAGCCTCATGCACCGCCAGTCTGGTCTCGGTGGAGTCAGACATTCCAAGGCACACCAGTGGCTTTAATGGGATTCTTTTGCAATTCAATCTGAGCAGCTAAAGAAGCCTCTACAGCGTCTTTATCCACACCATTGGCCCAAATCCATCCTAAGACAGTTTCTTGTGTCAAGTCAGCATAGGGAATGGTTGCAGTGCCTTCACTCCATGAGCAAGTGCTAATGACAGATGCAGAGTAATCCCCATCTGTTGCATTTGCTTGCCAATGTGCTGTAGTCACAAAACCATCTGCGGTTTGTCGGTCAAGTTGGGATATGTTCCAAGTAATCATGCTGACTCCAGTGCGGTGATACGGGCGGTGAGTTGGGTGATGAGGGCTTGTTGTTCTTGGATGGCTTTAACAAGAACCGCTGTCATTGAGCCGTAGTCCAAGCCATAGAACTCGTCATTTTCTGTGCGGCGTGTCACATGGACAAGTTCAGGCACAACAGGCAAGACCTCTTGCGCCACAAAACCAATTGCGCGACTGCCGTCAGATTTCACATCGTACTGGCGGGGTTGAAGGGACATTACAGTGTCAAGGCCGTAATGAATGTCGGAGATGTTTTCCTTGCCACGAGCGTCAGAGGAGTTTGTCCAAACACCAGAGGTTGATAAGGTTGCAGGAGGGCCGCCGCCTGAAGCAGCGTAGTACCAACTAAAGGTTTTTGCGCCACCAGAATTACGATTTACAAACTCAATGTTGGCGTTGCTAGAGTCAAAATTTATTTGCGGCGATGCTCCACCACTTTTTGTAATTCCGATATTGCCATCTACATGTAATTTATCTGTTGAACCGGAATTGCTCGTAGTCCCCACCAGCAAGTTTTGAGCATTATTTACACGCAATGCCTCGGTCAACACGGCACTTGTATTGGCAGTCCTAAGAATAAAATTACCACCCGTACCAGAAGCGTTTGATTTTATATCTCCAGTGATTGTGTTGGGGCCGTATGCAGACTGCCATACGATGGATAGATTTTCACCACCAGTATCAGAGCAGTACAACCTTATTCCATCAGTTGTGTCACTACTATTTATTTGTAATTTCTTGGCTGGAGAAGTCGTACCAATACCAAAATTCCCAGAGCTATCAAACCTTGCCACTTCCGCACCGCCTTCAGCAAAGGCAATGGTGTCAGCCGCAGGGAAGAATATGCCTGTGTTGGTGTCGCCATCATTGGTGATTGATGGTGATGCGGCAGAGCCATCAGCAAACTCAACAGTTGCACTGCCAGTCACCGTCAACGTCCCTGCCACCGCCAGCGTCTTGCCAGATCCGACATTCAAGCCAACGCTGGTGCCGGTGCCAGCAGCCGCAAACAATGCGTCAACTAAGTCGAGGTCCGTATTGACTTTTGTGCCCCAAGTGTCAGTACTGGCCCCCACCTCTGGCTTGGTCAATAAAAGATTTGTGGTTGTGGTATCTGCCATAGTTCACTTTCATGCTGGGACTTGCGTCCATGTTTCTGAATTGTCTGCGATCTGCGTCCAGGTCTCTGACGTGTCTGACTCTGGAGTCCAGGTCTCTGCCGTGTCGGATACTGCCGCCCACGTCTCTGGTGTATCTGACTGGGCGGTCCAGGTTTCAGACGTGTCGGGGATCGACCCCCATCCAAACCCAACCATTGCCCCAACAGATCCAACTGCCTCGTTGCCGATTATCGCAACTGAGATGACGTTTGACACACTGCCAACAGCGCCGGTCCCAGAAACACTTGTAATGGCCTGGAATGAGATCACCTCTGCCGACATAGTGCCAACAGCACCCGTTGCAGCGTTGCCAGTTGTGGCCGTGGATAGGGTTATCCCAACAGAGTCAACTGCACCAGTGGCAGTGTTGCCGTTGAGGTCAATTGACCTGGCAGGAGCAACAGTGCCAACGGCCAGCGTGGCCGCATTGCCTGTGACTGCTTGGGATGAATCTGGGGCCAGCGTGCCAACGGCACCCGTGGCTGCATTGCCCGTGATGGCAATGGCGATGGTGAGTGTGACGGTTCCGACATTGCCGGTGGCAATGGTTCCATCTTCTTGAATTGATCTGTCGGCCAGGACGCTGCCAACGGCACCAGTGGCAGCGTTGCCACTGATGACAACATTGCCTATGCCGTAGACGCCGAGGCCGTAATAGCCTGACCCATATGCAGCCATGGTGCTGCTCCTGCGTTACGCCAGCCGAATTAGGCCAGTGCTTGCGTCATTGGTTGGCATGGTCAGCGTGAATGTCCCAGAGGTCACTGTCTGGCTGCCAAAAGTGTGGACGCTGACTGCCTTGTTTGACTGGGTTGAGTTGTAGATCAAAACCGCATCAAAGGCCGTGGAAAGGGTCACTGAGGTGTAGGCAATGCTGGCGCTTGGGGTAACGAATGCCGTGGTCCCAGAGGTGCTTGGAGCCGTGCCAAAGGTCACTGTGACGCCGCCAGCCGTGTACCCAGTGCCAGACACTTCATTTGTCGCGCTGTAGGCCGTGGTGGACGCATTAACGGTGGCGCTTGCCAAGTACAGGGCAGCCTTGAAAGTGTCTGCCGTGGTAGCACCTCGGACAACGCCAGTGCCAAAGTTGTGGTGGCCGACAAGCAGCTCACCCTTGAAACTGGTACACATTGCCTGAGTATTCGCCATGATTTAACCCTCAAATTTGTTGACTGATGCCTTCGGCAAAGACGCCGCGCTTTAGCACCATGTTGACTGATCGATGGACCAACTCGCCTTCATGCCAATACTCAACCCAGCTCGTTGTCTCGGTTTCGTTGTCAATGGACCCCTCACGCTTTTCCAGCAGTGACTCGTCCATCTCGCCCTTGGTTGTCGTTACCATCTAATCACCCAAATGTTTTTGCCCTGGTCAGCAATGCACCGCCACTGGTAGAACCTCGATCATCTGCAATCTGCAACTGATCCAGGCCTGCCTGGTATAACGCTGACCACACTGTGATTCTCGCATCATCCTGTAGGTATGGAGCAGCCTGGAGCAGTGCACCGTACAGGTAAACGTCAGGAGCTTGAGCCAGCAGCCAGTTGCTTGCCACGCTAGATGACAACTTTGACAATTTGGCGTAGTAGGCCAGCTCGGCGGTATAGGCACTGTCAGGGATCGGCAGCACTCGGATCTGGCCGCCAACAATGCCAAAGAAGATTGGCACGCCGCTGGATCGGTACTGGACGCTCAGGTTGTCGAGTGAATCAATCGTCTCAAAGCCCAAAGGCGTGACAGGGTTGGTGCCGGTGAGCTTGATGGACTTTGTCTCCAGGAAATCATCGGGAACCGCGCTGTACTCAGTCGCAATCGATGCAGTAGATCTCACGATCATCTGCCGGGTGCGCAGTTGGCGCTCAATCTGAGCCTCGGCCAGCGCGATGAAATCAGGGATGACCGTTGTCAGGTCGGTGCGGTTGAGCCAATCGCCAACTGATGTTTTCAGCTCTGTGTATGTGGTCAGTGCCATCAGATTGCCTCTTTCTCCATCTCTTCTTTGACGATCCAGGTGTGCTCATGCTTGAATTCAAACGTGCCAATGTGGCCGATCTCTTTGCTCACGTCATGGTCAATATACACCTTGAACCCAAGCTCTTGCGCCTTTTTGCAGAAGAACACGTCCTCGCCCATGTAACCCCTAGTGTCGTACTGCCAAGGCATATCGAACCAGGGTTCGCTCATGCCCTCAAAGACGCCGCGCTTGATCAGCATGATGCCGGTCCCAACGCTGCCAACTTCTTCAAGACCAGTTGATTCTGGCATCGAATAGACGGGTTTGCGCTTGCCGTTCTCGTCATAGTTTTGCGCGGTTGGACCTGTGGGCATCCTGCGCCTTGCGCAGTTGGCCGCAACAATGTCAACGTCATGCTTGAGCAGCCGCTGGATCATTTCCTGGGGGAAGGTCATGTCAGAGTCGATGAACAATATATGCGTGCAACCCTCGCGCAGCGCATCCAGGCAAAGGTCAGCACGCTGGTTCTGAATCAACGTGCCCTGCAACAGTTTCAGACTAATGGCATCAGTGGTGTTGAGCGTGTGATACGCCACCATGTTGACCATGCAATATGTGTAGTTGGTGTGTACCTGGTCACGCGCTGGCGTGCAGACTGCAATGTAATTCATACTTGACCGGGCCTCACGCGAAAGAATCGATTGTCTGGATCATTAAGAAATTTCTTCATGTAAGCCTGGTCATCGAGCTTGCCCTCAGCCTTGAGCTTGTAATACAAGGACTCTGGGATGCTGGCGACATGATGCCACTCGCCTTGCCAGTTTGCCTTGTTGTCAATCGCTGCAAAGTCACGCTTGTTGGCCTCGATCACGTCAGTCACGTCTTGACTGGTCTGGATCGTTGTCTCTTCAGTATCTGGGTTGAAGTGCCAGGTGCGCGTGATGCCCTTGTCGGGGCTTACGTCAAGAATTCTTTTGTCCATGTAAGTGGGGCCAGGTTTCCCTGGCCCCGTCTCCTATTCAGTTATCAGGAGGTGATCAAGTCAGCGGCCAGACCGTGGGCGTTTTCAGCCAGCACTTTCAAGCCGTACTCAATCAACAACATACGCTTCTCAGCGTCACCAGTCTTCGCCAACTCAACTTGCTGGTAAGGACGCAGCACAGTCATCTTGGCGTAGTCAGGGTCGATCACCCATGCATCACGCTCACGCTGGAAACGGTTTGCAATCACGCTCACGTTGCCGAAATCGCTGACATAAATGTCAACGGCACCGATCAACGTGGCAGGCTTTGCGCCGCCATCGATGTTGAAACGTGAAGATGCAATGCCAGAGAAACCAGACACGCGCTGCTTGTTGACAGGGCCGCACATCAGGATCTTTGGAGTGCCGCCAGCAGTCCACACCTTTTGAATGACGTTCTTGAGGATCGTCTCAGTGAAGGTGCGCACGTTACCGTCAGTGCGAGCACTGTTGGGCAGCGTGGTGTAGCTGGGGTCAACGCCGTTGGTCTGCTTGTCAGTGTTGGTCTTGACAAACGCGCCCAAGGAGGCAGTCACGCGAGCAGTGGTGGTGTTGCCTGCAACAGCAATGCCGCCGTTCAAGAAAATGAATTCTTGATCGCGCTTTAGCTCGCTCCCGCGTTTCGCGATTTGATAAGCTAGCTCACTGCGCCGCCCTGCTTTGTTGACCACTTCCTCAGTGTTCGACAAGACGATGGTCTTGCGCGAAATCTGAGCATAGTTGGTCAAACGCACAGTGGCGGTGACAGAGTCAAACGTGCCAACGTCATCACCCTCGAGCTGCGCATTTGCTGCGGCATCTGCCAGGGTATCGGTCTGCCACTCAAACAAAGTGTTGGAGATGGTTTCGCGGCCAATGTTGGATTGGAAAGGAGTTTCTTCGGGAGCAATGTTGGTGATCACATTGCTCAGGTCTTCGCGGATACCCTTTGCAGAGTAGGTCGTGAAGGTATTGCTTACGATGGTCATGGTGTTACCTCAAAAGTTGATAGATTGCAGAGGCCGCATCATCGACACGGCCAGTCTTTGCGAGACGCTGTTTGGCGCGAGTTGCTTCAGTTGTTTGGGATACCCGGCCTGCTGCACCTGGCTTGGCTGGCCGTGGACCGTTATTGGTCACGGGGGTGATTGCTTTACGCTTGGTCATCATCTGGTCGTACAACGCTGCTTTACGCAACGCGACAACCGCCCTGTGATCCACAATGGCTTTCAGCTCCTCGGGTGTAAATCCAGTCTTTTGACCGAATTCGACCAGCAACTGCTTCTCTGCTTTCGCCTTTGCAGGATCTTTCCACTCGGGAATGATCTCAAGCAGCTTTGCGTGCTGCGCCTGTAAATGCGATTCAAAATGCTGCTGCTGCTCTTGCTGCGTGAGCTGGGCAACTCGTTGCTGTTCAAACTGAATAGCTTGGAGCTTTTCCTGTTTCTCACGCATCCCCTCTTTTTGCCGCACCCACTCGATGGGGTCTTCTTGGTAAAGACGGTCCCAATCGATTTGAGTCTCGGCACCTTGGAGCTGGGCCTGCAACGCTCCCAACATCTGTGCGTACTGCGCACGCTCGGCACGCACTGCCTCAGTCTCAGCCTCGACCTGTTTCCTGATCTCAGCGATCTGCTGCGTTTTGCGTGTGTAGTCCTGGGTCCTTGAGTAACCTTTTTGCAGCTCGTCCAGCGTCACCTCAACTTCTTTGCCGTCAACTTTGACGGTGAAGACGGTTGGCTGTTCTTGCTCCTCGGGTTCCTCTCCTTCCTCGGACTGTTCCTCTTGCGTTTCATCATCAGCAGCGTCTGCATCCGCTGACAATTCTTCGCTCAAGGCCGCGCCATCATCCTCATCGGATTCTGACAACTGCGTCTCTTCGGGCGACTGTTCTCCATCAACTGGCAGTATTCCCTCGAGAGCGTTGGCCGCTTCGGCCAAATTCATTGGGCCAGCAGGGGCGCTTGTTTGCGGTGCCTGCGTGCTCATACGGTGACTTTCTGGGCGCGTTCAATTGCTCGCTGCGCCAGTTTGCCGTTGTCCACCATCTTGGTGACTTCGGTCTTGAACAACTCAATGGCCTTGATCATTGCGTAGGCTTGCTCGCGCTTGTCGGCCTCCTCGGGCTTGCTGCCCTTGAAAACCCACAACTGCTCGTTTTCGAGCTTTTCAAGCGCAGCCGCAAAGACCTCGTCTTGCAGCAACTGCTCGGCCTTGCGGCCCTTACGCACCTGTTCTTCATTCATTGAAATTGAACCATTCCACTATTAGGGTTGATGGGCGGCACTGGCGCCTGGGTCGGCTGCTGCATGGCCTGGGCCATGAGAGCTGACTGCTGGCGCAGCGCCTCTCTGTCCATAGACTGCTGGGCATCAAGCTCGGCAGTGCTAAGTTGCACCCCGTACTTTAACTCAAGCTCGTACTTCTTGAGCACTAAGTCCTGAGCGAGTTGATCTCTTCGGTAATCATCGTCCCGAATCATCTGCTCGCGCTTCAATTCAAGCTCGGCAGCCTTTTTCTGAATGTCGGCCTGGATGGACTCGGCCTGGACCTGGGCCAGCACCTGCTCAGGCGTTGGGCGCTCAGGTTTCTGAGGCGGCATATACCCTTCGGGCACGTCCTTGAAGTACTGGCTGGCGTCACGAAACCCTGACAACTCCACAATCTTGCGCAGCGTGCGCGAAAACTGGGTCATGGTCACAAAGGGGTTGTCGGCGCCCATGGTGCTCAAGGCCTGCTCTTGCTTTTGCATGATCATCATCAGACCCTGCAAGCGCTCGTTCACGTCACCCTGGCCCAGGCCAATGTTGATCGACACGTCCATTGAGTTATCCCAGGCGCGGGGGTCGATCTGCACCCACTCGTTGCGCAGGCGCACCATGCGGGGCTTGTCCTGGTGGGTGGTGATCAAGAACAAGATGCCCTTGAAAAGCTTTTTCATGCCCTCGGCCAAGATCCTCGAGGTCAGCTCAATGCGTCCCTGGCTGGCACTGATGGTGGCGGCCACCGCTGCCTTGGTGCTCGACTGCAAGGCGTCAGCATTCAACCCCATCGCGGCCTTGCTCATGCCGGTGCGGTCTTCCTTGATCTGGTCCACATAGTCCAGCATGGGAAATGCGGCCTGGCCCACAAAGGGGGTATTGAATGGCTGCACCATTCCAGGGGCACGCATCCTGATCACGGCACCCGTCTCGTTGTTGAGCACGTCATCGATGTTGACCTGGCCCTCAACAATCGCGGTCCTGGGGTGGATCGACTGGGCCAAAGAGTCCAAGGTGTTGCGCAAGATCTCAGACTTGATCTCTTGCAAATCATGGGTGATGTCGAAAATCGACATGGACTCCAGGGGCGAGGTGTGGGGTTCTGGATCGCAGGGAAAGTCCACAAAGGGATTGTGTGACGCTGGCAGGTTGCGCACAATGTTGTAGCCAGAACCCATGCAGCAGATCTTGCGCAGCTCGGGGATACCGTCCCCGTCATAGTCCACCCGCGAATATGCCTCAACGTACAGCACACGCTGCATCATGGGGTTGGTCGTGTTGTTGTTGCCCGTGATGTTGTTCAAAGGCTGACGCGCCAAAAACTCCTCGTTGGAGTCCAGGTCGTTGGAGGTCAGATTGTCGCGGACCTCATCCTCGTCATAGCCCATGGAGATCAAATCGGCCACGGTCAGCATCTGGCGGTGCGCAATCAGGGCAGCATCTTCAAAGGACCGTGCCCGGCGATCAATCACAAGCTCCTCGGGCGGCACGGCCATGATCCGCACGCGCCCATCTTTGACAATGCGCTTGATCTGCACGTCATGGATCATGGGCACTTGCGGAGCTGGCTGGCCTGCTGCCGCTGCCTGCGCGTTGACCTGGTCGATCATCTCTTGGGAGATCGCCGGGTCAGGGTAAGACACAACGATCTTGACCTCGGCATTTTCTTGGGACAAGATTTGCAGGGTCTGGTCATCCAGGCCAGAGTATTCCTCGATGCGGACCTTTTCCTCTTCCTCCCACCAGTACTTGGCAATGCCGCACTTCCTGACCAGGGCATCTTTGAACAAGGCATATGTGGTCATAAACCCGTTGTTGTCAGAGGTGAAGATCAGGTTTGCATAGTCAGTGGCCTGCTGCGCACCCTTCACGTCCTCTGGGCCACGGGGGATGTACTCGACAACATTCTCTGTGCTGAAAAACACGCGCATGAGGCTGGGCATCATGGCGCTGACAGTGTCGCGCACCTCCATGGCCACAACCTGGGAGCGTCCCTCTTCCTCGTTGCCAAAGGGGTCCCCGCGGTAGTACTCGGTGCCCTTGGCGCGAATGGGACTCAGGTCTGAGTCGATGTAGCTGATCGCGTCCTCGAGGTCAGACGTGATGATGCCTTGCAGCTCACTGTCATCCATCTGCTCGGTGGACGCAATGTCGGTGCTTATTTCCAGATCGTTGATCATTTTTTGTTCCTTGCAGAAATACTTTTAGCCTTTGCTCTGGCATCGGCCTTCGATGAGGCGCCCCATGCCTTGAGACTTAGCAACAAGCGCGTTGGTTCGCCACCCTTCATCTCAGGGCCAGGCATATTACCCATTCTCGCAAGGAATGATGCCCTGCGCGGATTGTCGCCACTCTTGACCGGCGCTTTCAGATTCATGCCCTCGGCCTTGGCGCTGGCGCGGCCCTTGGCGTTCAAGCCGCCACTCGGACTCTTTCCTTCTTTACGCTGCCACGCTGGTGTCTTCATATTGGGATTCCTTACGTATCAAACCAGTCTGCTGCATATTTTGGTCTGTTCTTGCGTATCCATGGCACGGCCTGCTGAGTCAGCCGGTTGCCGTCCAAACCAATTGTCTGGCTGCCAACGTGGTGGACATATGACCGGGACAGGTAGTGCTGGAACCCGGCGGCCAGCAAATCTGTGCAATGCACATCATCAGAGTACCAATTCAGCGGGGGGAATTTCGCCACCTCCCAAGCCTCACGCGAGATCCAGGCAAAGATGGGAGAGGGGCACTCCATGGGCATGATGTGCTCTTCCCAAAGATACTTGAAGTATTCAAGCTGCTGGTCAAATGGATTGCTGCGAATGTTCTGCATTGCACGCGCAGCATCACACCTGGCAGCCACCCAGCCAACAGGTTTGCCAGTCTCGTCCTTGAGCTGCGCTGCATCCTCCAGCAAATGCTTGTAACTGGTGGGGGTCAGGACAATGTCATCATTGGCGCAAACAACAGACTCAAACCCGTCAGCAAATGCGCGGTCCATGATGTCGTTGTAGTCTTCGCCAAAACTTCTTGGCGCACCAAAGACTTTGAAGTCAGCGTCAAGGCCGTCAATGATGGACTCAGGGCCGCGCAAATAAACAGGCACTTCGGGACAGTACTCGGCGATGCTTGTGAGCATCACCCGCAAACCTTTGCCGTGTACTGTGCTGACGCATATCGGCGAGATCACTTTTGAGTCCCAAAATATTTTTTGTGCATATCTGGTCTGTTTTCGCGTAACCAGCCTTCTGAGTTTTGTTTGCACTTAGCAAAGTCAGTTCCAAATGTTTGCGAACCAACATGATGGAAATATGCGCGTGATACAAATAACTTGCAACCATTTTTTATAAGATCATTGCACGCCAAGTCATCTGCAAACCAGTCTATTGGAGGGAGTTCAATCCAAGTTGATTTTTGACACCAACTAACAATCCCAGCCAAATAATCTGTTTCAATAATCTGATTCTCACTCTCATACCCAAGTGAAGACAGATTACCTTCTCCCCTGCGAATGTTCTGAAAACCCTTTGCGTAGTTTGTCCTCCCAGCTACACAACCAATTTTAAAGCCCATTGATTTAAGCAAATTTACATCCTCCATCAATACGCTGTATGTGTTTGGATTCAGCACCGCATCGTCATCAATGGCAATAAAATTATCATGCGTCTCAAATATCTTGCGAGCGATGAAGTTGTGCGCAGCACCACAAGTCTCATATGTATGCACAAAGTGATGCACTTTATGCCTTGGCAAAGACTGTATGTTTGGACTGGTTATAAAAATCTCAACATCCTCTGGGACATATAGCTCAATGGATTTGAGAAGTACGGGTAAGCACTTCTCGTTTTTTGAGCATATTCCAATAGGCGTCATTTCGGTGGCAACAGCGATGGGAGAGATCAATCCTTGGCCCCGACATTGATCGTGATCAGCGAACCCATACCGGCAGTCCCGGCATCATTGCCGCTGTACTCTTCCTCTTCGCCCATGTCTTCGCCCTCTTCCTCGTCTTCACCCTCTTCGCTGCCAGCGACCCAGGCGGCACAAGTACGGCTGGCGGCACACTTAAAGTCAAAGATCTCACAGAACCCCAAGTCCCCAGCCTCAATCATGGCCCAGGGGTCACCCTCGTCACCGATACCCTTGGCGATGCAGTCAAGCATCGATTTATCTTGGTTGAATGCGGAGCAGTTACCGCAAAGAGCTGTCTTCGCGTCCTTTTCGCTGACTTCCCAGTCCTTGGCCTTTTGCATCCAAAACTGCTTATTGGGCAGTGCTGGGTTCTCTGGGCCGTAGGCAGCAGAGTCAATGGCCTTGCCACGGTTCTTGAGGTTGATCGTAATGTCTTGAGTGGCCGTGGGGCACTTGGCGCCATTGGCCTTCATCATCTGCTCGGCTGCGCGTTCATAGTCTTTTGTTGCCATATGTCCTCGTCATTTCTTCTTGGCAGTCTTTGCCGTCTTGGCTGACTGCTTAAACGCTTTGGCCGTGGGAGCGCCAGGAGAGCCGGGTTTGCGCATCTTCTCTTTGGAGCCAGCCGCGATACGTGCCTGTTTGGCGTTGATGTTTGAGTACAAACCGGGCTTCATTTCATGCCCCGAGTCTTCATGTTGGTGGCAGTACGCTGGCCGCGCATAGGCATCTTGGCCTCAGACATGGCAATGGCAATGGCTTGCTTGGGGTTCTTGACCACTTTGCCGCCCTTGCCTGAGTGCAAGGTCCCAGCCTTGTACTCACCCATCACCTTGCCAACCTTCTTTTGCGCTTTGGTCATCTTCATGCTTGCTGCTCCTTTGATCCCCAATTATGCAACCCTTGGCAGGTTTCGGCGCAAAGGCTGCGACCACTTGGATGACGCAGCCGAACCATACATCCCCACAACAGCGTCAGAGGCAAACGTCAAGCAAAACGCATCTGCCCGGTCAGGGGACGGCAGGCCGCGCTTCCTGATCTCGTCTTTGCCCTCGATCTGGATCTTGCCGCTGGACGTGAATGAGTACCTCACTGTCGCCAGTTCTGCGATCAACGCCTCATCCTTGGGCATCCGACAGTCACGCGCTTCAAGCCAGGCCTTGGCCTTGTGCCAGAGTTCAGCCTTAAGGTTCCTGTAAGTATTGCCCATGGCTGGACTCTCGGCCACGTTGATCCCGCGAGCTGGAAGACCAAGTTCACGCAGCCGGTCAACAACGCCAGCGCCCAAACCAATCGAGTCAACCAAGATCTCTGCTGGCCTCGAGCTTGGGATCAGCGCCTCCCACTCAGCGACAACGGCACCCGTGAGCTGCATCAGGTCCAGGTTCTTCCACGTCCTGATCGGTTCAGTAACGGCGTTGCCCTGTCTCTTACACAAGGCTGACTTGTCAGACCCAAACCTGGCAACGTCCAAGCCCCACACCATCCTGGCGTGTTGGCTGGCCTCAACGTCCCTCTGGCTTGCCATCTCCAGCAACTCCATGGGGATCACCGTGTCATCGTCAGATCTGGGGAATTCACCCAAAACCCTGATTCGGTAGGCGTTGGACTCTTCACCGTAACGCGCCTTCATCTCTTCAATGTATTCCTGGCTGACTTGAGGTGAGTCAGCGCACGCTACCTTCATGGTGACCCAGTCATCAGCAAGCCGGTTGTGGGTGTCGTAAAAGAAACCACTGGACCTCACCGGGTTTCCCAGCAACAGCGTGACGGCATTGTGTCCAGACATGGAGCCACCCGCGGCCTCGAATACCTGTTCGGGTATACCCGATGCCTCATCCCCAACCAGCATCACGTTGTCGCTGTGTACCCCTTGCAAGGCCTCGGGCTGCTCGGCCCTTGACGTCCTGGCTGAGATGAAGGCCTCGGTGGCGGCATCCTTGACCTCGATGCGGTCCTGCTTGACCTCGAGCTGATCCTGTAAGACTTGCGGCATGGCCTTGATCCAGCGCTTGAGTTCCGCAAATAAGGCGTCATAGAGCTGGCTGGAGGTGGGGGCCGTAACGACAATCTTGACGGGAAACCGTAAGTGCAAATACCAAAGCATGGCCCAGGCACCAGCGGTTGATTTGCCAACGCCGTGGCCAGACCTGACAGAGATGCGGCGGTTGCCCTTGGCAATGTGCATCAGGAATTGAGCTTGCCACGGGTCAGGCGTGACGCCCAGCACTTCTTGCACGAACCTTACAGGGTTGTTCTTGTAGAGTCTTACAAATTCAACAAACGGGTTCTGGGTGGGGTCCAGCGTTGTCTCCACTTTTTTTATTTTTTTTGGGGCAGTGGCGGTGGGCGGTGCCGGGGTAGGGGGGTGGGTCATGGTCGGTGTTTCTCAAGGTGCTGCATCAGCCTGCCCCCAGCCGCGAGCGCAAGGGGGGGTCGGAGCCGGGCCGCGCAGGCCAGCGCCACCGCGGGCCGCGGCCAGGCGCCAACTGCCTGTGCGCAACTTGCACGCGCCTGTGAATTGCTGGTTAGTGACTGCTTGCGCTCGATGCCGCATGTACGCTGGAATCGACTGATCGTTATCAAAAGCCTAATCGCTACATTGTCCATTATGTTAAGTTATTCCAGGCATACGACAGTGCTTATGCACAGAAATGACAGTTATCCACAGGCAATCCCCTCTGACCTGTGGATAAGTAGTCACTTATTTGCTCTCGCCTGTGGATAACTCGACATCAATCACCTCGGCATGGCGCAGTGCGTCCATGCGCATTGAGTGAATGTTGACCTGGACCTGCGCCTGTTTGGCCCCATAAACGCTCGGTTTCCACTTCTCAGCCAGCCACTGGCGCGTTTGGATGCGGACGCGAGCGTGCGCGGCGTGCTCTGGATCGGTGTTGTCCGCTATCGCCAGCGTCTCGCACGCAAGCTCATCGGCTGCTTTTGCGCGCGCACGGGCGATCATATCAGGACGATCCTGATCTTCGATCCACGTCTCTAACGCCTTGCGCCCGATACCCAGCTCGATGCAAATCACCGACATTGGCTTGCCAGCCTCGACCATTGCAAAGATCATCTCTTCTGGCAGCTCTTCCAGCAAAGCAATGTCACGTCTAAATTTAGGTCTTCCAGGCATGTTTTCAGCCCTTTCCAGCGCTTTTAACGCGATCAAGTACCCAGCCCCAGCACTTGGCACAAAGTGCCTTAAATCGATTGATTGTGTCCATGCTTGAATTTCTCCGCTGTTTTGCTATCGAACATTTTAGGTGCCTTGGATGGTGCTGAAGTGTCCAGGTCATTGACAAAGTCATCAAAGCCCGTTTCACCACCCAGCTTCTCCACCTTGACCACCACAGGATCGAACCTTGCGTACCTGATCTTGGCCTCGACCACTGCCTGGTTGATCTCAGCCTCAATCAGCAGCTCGATCTCCTCCATGGACCAGACGTGCTGCCCGGTAACGTCTGGCCGGTTCTCCCGATACCAGGCCGCATCTTGCTTGGTGGCGACCACCACCATCAGCTTCCCATCTTTCCCAACATGCTCCACCGCGCCCACGGCTGGCCGCACAGGCACCGCGTTCTGAAATGCCCATGCCTCGAGCGCCTGGTAAGCCCTGACCATCCCGGCTGCTGACTTCTCGAGCTTCTCGCTATCCCTGGCCTGACAAGCAGACCAGACCCGCTGCTGTTGCTGCCAGAATTTCTCCCGAAACGCTGGATCAACTAAAGTACACAATCTATCAGTCCCCCATTTCCGATCCTGATCCACCTTAATGCGATCAATCTCAGCCAGCCATGATCCCTGCCTGATCTCAAAATCTGTTGCCGGGAAATCTGGCTTAACTCCACGGCTGGGTATGCGACTTTTGACCTGACCCACTTGGTTCTGTTTTGCGCTCATCTTGCACCTTCAATCCATTAATCATCAAATCAATAACCACTACACCACAAACACCACACTACACACCACACTACAAACAACCCCTTCCAGGGGTGTTTGTAGTAGTTGTAGTATGTGTAGCACTACAGCTGCACTACATCTGTGGTAGTTGTAGTATTTGTAGTGGATAACATTGTCAGTCATTACATGACTCATTCGTCAACCAATGCGGCCATTTTCCCTGCCTTTAGCAGTGCCTCTGCCTCAAATCCAGTGGTAACGTCCTTACGGTTGGCCCATACCTTGTCGTTCCTTATGGTCCCAAAGCCACTCTTTATGACGTGATCCTTGGCCCTTAACCAGTACGTTGCCAGGTCTTTTGCGGACACATCTGAACCAATCATGGCCGTAAATTCGGCCTTCCACTGGTCCAAAGTGATGGTGTTTTTGCGTCCCTCTGGAGTGTCCATAATGGAGCCAAAGGTTTTAATTGCAACATTCAGTGATTTCTCAGCAATCTTCTGCTTTGCACCCACCGGCTTGCCTTTTTCTGGCTTATTTTCTGCGTCTGAAGCCTTCGTGTCGCCAACATCTGACGCCTCAATGACCAGACTGGAACCGTTCTCCAGGCCCAGTTCAGACCTGTCAATGTCCACCGTGATGGCCTCAAAACCGTACCTTTCACCTTGCTCGCCGTCCTTCTGTTTGGACAGAAATATCTGCCCTTTCATGGAGTCTGTGAACCTCAAGATCTCCATTTGCGTGTCCACGGCGGCCAGGAGTGAGCTATGCCCACGCAGACCCTTACTAGTGTCCTTGCCTGCATGATGCAGCAACATGAGTGAGCACTTGTAGCGGTTCTGGATCTTGCCCAATGACTGGATATAGACCCCCATGTCATCAGAATTATTCTCATTTCCACCGCCAAATGACCGTGCCAGCGTGTCGATCACGATCATGCGCAGTTGAACGCCGATCAACTGGACCAGTTCATCGATTGCCAGGATCAGGTTAGTGAAGTCATCCGCACTGGATCTGAGGTTGATCATGGAGCGCACGACATAGAGCTGGGCTGAGTCTGGCGTCTTGTGGTGCTGCTTGATGGCGGCAATCCTGGCCCCTATTCCCCCATACCCCTCCCCCGCGATATACAAAACAGGCCCGCTGCCGTTGATCTCTTTGCCCATCCAAGGTCTGCCACTGGCTATGCACTCAGCAATGGACATTGCATGGAATGACTTGAATGAGGCTGGCGGCCCAAAGAGGGCAACCAAGGACTGATCTGGAATCACGTCTTGTATTAACCACTTAATGGGTTCGTCCTTGACTGACTGCCATGACTCGATCTTGAAGGGCTTGTACGTCTTGTCTGTTTCCTGATCGACGTTGCCTGGGGCGGTTGCGTTTGTTGCGTTTACGTTTGTTGGTGTTGACCCGCTTAATCTTTCCGGGGTTGTTACATCATCTTCATGGCGTATCAATGGACTTAGTTTTGCCAGCTCCACCAGTGCCTGCCTGGTGCCTCCCAGGACATTGACCCACTCCCAGGCATCATCTGTCAACCCTTCCACTGGCAGGTCCAAGATCCTGAGTGACTTCACCACAGGGATCAGTGCCGCTGCCACCTTAGTTGCATACGTCCAACCCGCCAGGTCGTTGTCGGGGACCATGATGACTACTGCCCCAGCAAAGTACTGCGTTATCTCCTCGGGCCATGACCCTGACCCGGCGTGAGCGCTTGTGGCGATAACTCCAATCGATACCAGGGCATCGGCTGCCTTTTCCCCTTCAGTCAGGAATATGGTGCGGCCAGCGGTCTTTGCAGACAACAGCTCGGGGAACCTGTACGGCACCAGGCGCGTGTCTTTGAACCCTGGAAACTTGGCGTGGGTTCCATCTGGCTGCTTGACGCAACGCATCTGCCTGTAGTCTTTACCCTTGGCACTGTGAGTCTTGAATCTTTGCTTAACGAACAGGGGTTCCCCGTCCTCGTCCACATAGACCCATTCGTGCTCGAGTACTTGCGGCGTGAGTGCTGGCAGTGGCTTGATCGATGCCAATGGATCGCGTTTCTCGATCTCTGGCAGCAACCCGTAATGCCTGATGGCGTGGAAAAGCTCATGCTGATCGCACCCAGAGTGGCACTTAAACAGAGGTTTGCCGTCCTCGCCATCACTGATGGAAAGAGAAGGGTTCTTGTCCCCATGCCCTTGTCCATGCGTTGGCAGTGGGCAACTTGCCAACCATCCTTTGCCAACTCTCTTCGCGTTGCCAAGCGCCTTTGCTATTTGTTCGGCTTGCATTGCTTCTCCATTTTTTTAATTCTTTGCTCCAATTCGTACACCCGCCGGGCCAGCATGAGCACCAGCAGTTGCCAGAATTCTTCTTTTGATTCCATGAGGGAAAAAAAAGCCGGGGACAAAGCCCCGGCCCTTAATTCGTTACGTCTTAAAACAGATCCTCGTCAGAGTGAACGGGAATGGGTGCGGCGTGTTGCTTGGCCGCTGGAGCTGCTGGTGCCGGTACTGGCGCAGGGAAAGGATCAAACTCATCAATGGGCGGTGTCTGCGCGTCCATGCCTGCTGGCCGGGCGATCCAACCCGTCAAGGTGAATAGCGGGATACGGGTTGTGCCCTTACCGATCTTCTCCATGCGCGAGCCTGTGTACTCGACCACTGGCAGCTTGCCCACGTTGGCCGCGTGCTGGTCTGAGCATTGCTTGTAGAGGGTCTCCATGCCCATGCAAGGTCCTACCCCGTTAGATGACCACTCCACAGTGCCCAAGGCCTTGGAGTAAAACTTCACGTTAAACCCTCTCTTATGGTTTGCGCTGGGTTGTGGACCCTTCTTGCCGACAACGTTATCAGGCTGCCAGTCCCTGACACCAACGCCCAGCTCAAGCCAGCCAGTTGTGACGTTGTCAATGTCGAATACCACTTTGCCAAGTTGGATCTCTCCATCTTGATTGGTCCAGGCATTTGCCTGGGGGGAGAAACGAATGTAGGAGCCGGAGCCACCACCAGAGGACAGATTTAGCATTTTGCGTTCTCGCTTTCAGAGTTGTGTGTCAATTGACACGGTTGGGGGAATGGGATTATTGGGCAATCTCTACGGCACGGCCTAGAGTCAAACCCGATGATTCTTTTGTGGTGAGGTCATCGACCATGGCCTTCTTGTCCTTGCCCAGCAGCTTCTCGGCCACGGCAGGCGTCACCATCTCTGTCAGGACCAGTTTGGACTTGTCGATGCCAGCGTCAGTGAGCGCTTGCAAGGCGGCATCCTCATTGGTCCATTTGCGTGTTGCACGCTTTGGGACCATCTGCCAGCCATGAATTGACTCACCGTTCCTGATTCGTTGCACAGCATGATCACGCACAGCGTCAATGAATTTCTCGACCACTGGGGCACGTTCCAAGAGGTCAGCAATCTGCTCAACTGAGAGCGAAACCATGCTGGCCTGGATCTGGTCCTTGTCCAGGGTTCTGAGGTCTGGCTTGGCCGCGAGCACCTCAAACCCTTTGCGTTGGGCAGGGCAAACGATCTTGGCCGGGCAGTACTGGCAGGCAGAGTCACTGGGGTTTGGTTGGGCGTCATCCACAGTGGCCTGGACAATGGCCGGGCGCAAGGTGTTTTGATACCAGTCCCAGAGTTCTTTATACGTCATCGAGTGACTGCGCACTTCACCATGGTGCGGCTGGACAATGCGCAGCTCGATCTGCTGGGGCGGTGGGATACCGTTTTTGCTGGCTGACCTGATGGCCCCTAAGGCGTAGATCTTGAGCTGGGCAGAGTCAGCATCCACCCAGCCCTTGCCGGTCTTCAGGTCCGACACAATCAACTTGCCAGACCCCAGGCCCACAACGTCAGCAGTCCCACCCAGCTTGACCTCATCAGTGTCCACAATGGTGACGTATTGCTCCACTCTGACGTGCCCCAGCTCGTCATGCACTCGCTTGATCTCATCAAGGTGGAGCTGGGCATATTCGGCATTAGTGGCCGTCATGGGGACGCCTTCCACCTCCTTGCCGACATAGTCCTTGGGGTCACTCTTGGCCTTGAAGCACAACTCAGCCAGGGCATGGATGGCGGTCCCGATCTGCGCGGCCTCGCCAGAGGGTTGCTCAGGAATGCCGACAGACAACTTAACGCTGGCCGGGCAGGCGATCCAGCGCGATGCTGCACTTGGTCTGAGGACTATTTTTTGTTCCATGATTCTCTTTCGGCGTCTTGCTCGTTGATGATCGTTGTGTAGATCAGGGATCTGACTTCGTTGCTGACTGCGTGCCCCAAGTCCTCGGGACTGAGCATTCGGGCCATGAGCAGCGTCTTGTCCTGGTTGGCGCGTCTGGCCTTCTCGAGTTCCTGAGTGAGCCAGACAATCTGGTCCCTCATGGCTTTGCGTTCAGCGTCATCCATGTTTACGCCCCCAATGTGCAATCAGTGCAGCGTCAGCCCGGCCATCGTCCTTGACGCGCTTGAAGAAATATTCGTAGTTGGGAAACAGCTCCATGGCCCTGGCCCGGCTGGCATCCTTGCCAGGGCTGCGGCCAATGGCACGGGTCCAGGTGGCAGGGGCCACAAAGGTGACCGGCATCTTGAGCGCTGCCAAGATCCCCTCGATCATGCCGAATGAACGGCCAAAGCTGAATACTGAGGTGACGCCCTGCCCTGCCATGGCTGAAACACGCTCGCAGTAAACATGGCAGTCTTTGCCTGCGTACAGATTCAGCAGCTCGGCCAGCTCATTTGCGCTGACCTGCCTTTTGGCTTTGCCATTACGGTCCACGGTCATCACCGGCATGTCATGGATCTGGAGCATGTCATCTGTGAGCACCGCGATGGCGCCAGACAGACCAGGGTCGATGCCTATGTGCCTCATTGGTTGGCCTCGTCCATGGCCTTGTTGAGCACTTGCAGCCTGGCCGCTACCATGGCATCCACGACCTGATTGAGGCGCACCACAGAGGCATACAAGGGCTTGGTGCGGCCACTGAGCCACCTGCTGGCTTGGCTTTGATCGATCTCTGCGACTCGGCAGACATCGGCCATGGAGTAGCCTGCGGCACTGGCCTTGGACATAACGTCCTTGATGGGGTTGTTGGTTGTTTTCATGTCTTGCATGTTAACCCCAATTTGACAACTTGTGCAAATAGTCAAAAAATGGGGGCCAGACAGTGATGACCGGCCCCCTAAATGGCAACTGCATCGGGTGGAGTGCCCGGTGCAATCAGCAGGTGTTGGCCTGCCGGGGTTGATTGTATGGGGTTAATAGTTGAGTGGATTGTGTGGGATTTGACAAGATGGTCAAGTGTGGTAGGATCAAGTCCTCAATTACTTAAACAGGAGAAACGAAATGAAAGCAACCTACAACGCATATGTGGCCTCTGATCTGTATCAAGCAGGCATTTCCTGCGATGGTCATCCTTTTATTGCTGAGAAGTATTATGTTTTGGTGGAAAACGCTGCTGGCCGCCGCTTTCGTCATAACAAGTCTTTTGCCGGTGTTGAGGTGATTCAGTGTGAAGAAACCGGCGAGACCGGGTTTGTCAGTGTGCGCAATGAAGTTCGGGCAATCGTTGAAGATCTGGCCGCCAAGGTCAATGCCACCCTGGCCGCTGGTAAGCCTTTAACAGCAGCCTGCTGGTTTGAAGTTGATCCCGCTTATGGTTCTGATGCTTACGTCAGCCAGGGTACTGAGGCCCAGCGTCATTTTGCAGAGCAAGCAGGTTAAACCAACCATGTACTCGGAAGACTACCAAGAGTGGCGGTGGGGACAGATCCTCACTGGCCGCAAAGACTACAACCCTGATGACCAACCCCCAACTGATGAGGAGCTTGAAGATGATGATCATTGACTTTTGCCGGGTTCCTCGGACCATGCGCGAGTGCCTGGATGAGGGGTTCACTTCCCACCAGGTGTACAACGCCGTGCGCAAGAACCAACTCTCCAACGTCAACCGCAAAGATGCCTGGGGACGCACCAAGCGCGGCGCTGGGTTGTTTGTTGTGCGTGATGAGTCCATGCGCCTGGATCAACTCATTGTGTCCACCAAAGACCTTGCAACGGCCCTTGCGGCCTGGAGATAAAGATGCCCAGACCCAAGAGTGATTTGACCTCGGTGGCCGTCACGGTGAGCGCCAGGCTGATCCCGGCGCATTATGCTGAGTGGAAACGCCTGGGCGGCATTGTGTGGCTGCGCCAGCAACTGCGCGAGTCAATTCAAAAACAAAAGGAGCAAAAATGAGCGCATTTAG